ATCATTCTGTTTCTTTTACTTGTTTTAACCTTTCTTTATAATTCACAAAGTAACTACAAAACTCACGCATCGTTATCGTATCTGGTATATAAAACTTAAACTCTATCTCAAACGACTTCAATAGGTTGTAGTAATCCGTTTCGCTTTCCGCTTTTTCGTTCTCCTTACTTGCTTTGTGTTTTGCCTCGATACTTTTCAATTCGACAATATCCATGCTTACTTGTTGCACTATTTGTTCGATTAAAATATCCGCTCTTTCGGCGTTAAAGTCTTGCTCGCCGTTCATGTAATCGTATCCTTGAATTATATCGAATAACTCCTTAGTTGGGTTCACTCTATACAAGTTCAACGTAATTTCAACTAATCTAATCTTGTTTTTTAAATATTCATACCTCGAAACGTTGCTAATACTTCTTTCTACTTCCATTCCACCAATAGCCTCTAAATACATCGAATATATTGTGCTAAAGTCCTCAATATCGGTATAATCTTTCTTAAATAACGCCCTTAGAAATATCTTAAAAGGTATGTCTAAATCCTTATACAGGCATGAAGTATTCGATGATGAAACATTGCCTTTGCCTAGCTGTTTCGTAATCCATGATAATATATTTTTTATCCTCTTCATCAAATACTACCGATATTATTTTATTTTCATTTATTGCCCTACTTCTTGCTATCTTTCTATAAGTTGGCAACTTCGCTTTCTCTCTTTCACATGGCTTACATACTTTTTCTTGCTGCATCATACCTAGCCTTAAACTTAGGCAAAAACTTGTTTAGCCTGTAGTTATTGTAATGGTAGCCTTTTTCAACTCCAAGTATCTTTTTACCATATTTTCTTTCTAGCTTATCCGTTTTGCTATCCGTTGCATTCATAAAAAACTCACGTCCGTTCAATTGTACAAATATTGACCTTTGGAAATCACCTCTCAAAAACAAATCTACCACCCCGCTTTGATTCCTACCAATTTTCATTTTAGCGTATGCTGAAGACTTATATTCACCTAAAAACTCACCATCACTATTCTCGTTCCTCATCAATTGGTCGCGGTTAATCTTCACTAAATCCTCCTCCGTTTCCTCAATCACATCTCTAGCAATAGCGAATAAATCTATACGTCTTATCCCTTCTAACCATTGCTTAACAGTCATATTACTTCTTTTAGTTATTGGGATGTGGTTATGCCATTACAACACAACCACATGCCCCCAATAATTTTATTACTTCTTACCTTTTAATTCATTCGTTACGAACTTGTAAACCTCTTTTAGTTTTTCATCATTATACTTAGGCATCTTGCCACTATAATAACTAACAAACTCCGCAACCGTTGTAAAATCTGTAGTAAAAATCTCAACCGCCCAATTAACACCATCGATATTATAATGTGTTCGCTCCATGCTATTATGGTTTAGTTAAGATGATTTGAGAGTTAGCAAAACCGGGAACGGTTGCAGTCATCGCCGTAACCGTTGGCGATTTTATAATCAATGTCGCACCGCTCGCCAAGCCCGTATAACCTCCACCCGATAAAGTGAACTGCAATGATTGTGTAGCCGCATCCAACGCAACGGCAACGGAAATAGATGTACCTGTTGCCTCTTGTTCCGCTGTCCATGTTAACGCTTGTAAATCTGCACCCTCAATTGGGTATAAATTCACCGCACCGTAATCGGTTTTGATGTTCAACTTCACAACACCAGCAGCTAATGCGGTGTTTACTGAAAGTTCTAAATCTCTTAAACCATTAATCGACATAACGTTACTACCAGTTGGCAATACTTGATAACTCAATCTATCCATTAACTCCGTTGGATCTGAAAAGTAAAAACCAATCATGTATTTAGTACCATTCGTACCATCCGCCCATTTAACTAATGGATTCATGATTAAATCTAAGGACAAACCTTTTAATACATAGGCAGGGTCATCGGGAGTTGTACCGATAACCGCTTGGTTCTTTTTATCAAATATCAATAAGTCATACGAACCTTGTGCGCCCTCGAATGTTCTAAGTTTGCTCATATAGTTCATACCTCCTACTTCGTATTGATGCATCCAACCGAATCTACCCTCCGCGCCTAGTATTTGCGAACCAAATGGCGTTGTGGTTGTGGTTGTTTCCGTTGACTTATCCTCGAATCCTATGAAGTTACCAATTGGATAACCGCGTGAGGATTCAGTAGTATGCGCTGCTAAAGCCTTTAACTTTGTTGATAATGTAAGTACATCGGTAGCCGAAAACTGTGTCCCTTTTGGAATCAACATTATTTTCTCAATCTTTCCCGGATGTAAATAACATTGTGGAATGCCTGTATTTGCATTCGATATGTTACATGAAATTTCTCTTATTCCTGCTTGTGGCATTTTTAAATAGTTTTAATTTGTAAAATAATTTTGTTTTTTAAAATATTACTGAATCTCGTTTTTATTTGAACGTCGAAACTTTCCGATAAATCCGTTAATCGGTAATCGTTATATGTTAGCGTTGTATCTAATGTAGATACAACCTCGTTATAAATGTATGTGCCGTTTGAAACGACAATTGATATTGTACCAATAGCCAGCGTTGTAGAAAGTGCCCTGTAGGTTATATCGATTGGGTAGTTGTTTAAATCTTGGCAATCTAAATCGTTGGAATCTACCGAAAGCGATGGGGTATAAACTATACCTGCTAATAAATTGCTTGTTACCGTATACTCAAACTCAACTTGGCTTCCATAACTACTCTTTATGGTACCTATATAAGTACCATTAGCTACACCAGCAACGCTAAACGTTAAAGGCGTTAAAACCTCAATATCCACATCCGCACCGCCTAAACCATAGTTTATAGTATATTCTACTGGTGAACCCGGCAATAAGCTAATGAACACCGCCGAACTAATACCAACTACTAATGAGTTACTACCATCCCCACTCACACTATATGTACTTATGTAGTCTAATAATGCCACCTCGTGTACTGGCTCACATGGTAATGGAGTACATGTTAGTGTATCTTTTTCAAGGTTAAACCTTAACCCTTCAATCAATACACAATCAACCATATCAGGTACTATATAACCATTTTTATTAGCCTGTGTATCGCCCATGTGATACAGCTTAACTAATTCATGTGGTGGGTTTATTCCATCGTAAGAAATCGAACCGTTCAACTTTAGTTGCGCCATAAATTCAGCGCAAATAGGCAATAGTATCGGGTTAAAGGTTAACTCCTCTCTTTCTGACCATGAATACTCTGCTTTTGTAAGTGCGCAAATAATAATATCACAAGTTATTTCTTGATGTGAAAAGTTGCCAAACTTAGCTTTATACGGTTGTATTAGCGCGAATATCGGATACCGTATCGGTGTAGTTAGAACCTCTTGTTGTAGCTCCGACATTATACGCAAAAAACTATCAGCCTTGTAGTTAATAGCAAAGCCTATTTCAGATAACAACGCATCGCTACAATCAGCAACAATCCCCTCTATTACGGGGCTTAATGAATCAGGTAGACTTGTATAAGTATGCGCCATTAGAAGAACGAGTTTACACGTTTGAAATATCTAACATTGCTTGGCTCTCTTGTATAGTTGCCATAATAACCATCGATAGGGAACGTTTCACCAATGTAGTTAGTGTAATCTTCCTTATTAACAGTTAAAAAGTCATCCATTACAATCAACATATCCACCATATCATTCCACGCCTCTTTGTATTTACTATTAGCACTATTATCCGTCATGTTCTCAAACTTGCCACGTCTTTCACCTAGCGAAGTCGTTTGACTGAAATTTTGTTTTTGCCACTCACAATAAATATAATTAGCTATTGGATTAGTGCCAACCTCTCTGAAGCCCTTCCAATATCGGTTGATATTTAGACTATCCGTATAAGCCTTGCCGACCACCAAATCATGATAAATACCACTACCTTCATTTATATTAGCCATAAGAAGGTCGTAGAACTTATACCCTAGTACATCCTCTAAAAACTTAGCCTCGTACTTAGCTATTAAGTTAACCAAATTAGCACCGCCCACAACGGACGGTGCTGGATTTGGTATAGATATTGCGCCAACAAAATGTAGATACGTTGTAATTGCCATTTACTTTTTCTTAGTTGTTTTAGTCTCTAAGTTGTCGATGTGTTCAGCTAGTTTAGCTTTACCCTCATTAATGAGAATGTCCGCTTTATAGTCCGATAATTCCACTACTTGCCCAACTGGATAAGCTAAACCTGTTCCTGTTATTTCTACTTTTTTCATATACTAATTATTATGATGCTGCTGTCATGTAAGCTACTGAAGTGGCAATATCACCAAACAAGAACGCTGTTTTATCGTTGTCCTTAACATAGTAGTGAACACGCATCTCACCTCTAAAGGTTCTAAGGTTCTTAGTGAAATCGTCATTCTCCCATCCTGCTTCAACCATTAAATCTTGGTACATTAAGATGTTCAACTTGTCAATATCACATATTAAGTATTTACCGCTTGCAACGGCGTTAGAAGATACAACCTTCAACCCTGCAACCTCTAAACCTAACGCACCAGACATTTCTGGCTGCGTGTATCCAGCATCTGTTGTTTTTACTAAACCTAATTTAGCATAATCCAATGGATTTAAAAACATTGTGTTTGCGTTGTGATTCGCGGCATCGATTGTACCCTTACCTGCAATACCAATGTCATAAATATTTGCTTGTCTAGCTAATGAAAAGTAGTCTAAGTATGTAGAAGCTACCTCTGTATAGCCCGGAGTCATACCACTTGTGATGTAAGTATATATATTCCCACTAGTTGCCAAACGTACTCTACTCATTAATTCATCGCTAACTGCCTTAGCCATAAAATCAATATCATCTAACATTTCATCAGAAATCTTAGTAGTAGCGGCAATCTTGATTGCACTTGATGTACTTACTTTAAAGTCAACGTCAATTGCTGGTTTACCTGAACCCTCCGCTGTCGTTGCTGCTGTACCATCCGCCGAAACTTGGTCAACGTAAGATACACGAGCGGAAGATGTACGCCCAATTGGTGTAACATCTAGAAAAGTGGTTGGATTACGTCTTGCTGGGTTATAACCAGGAGTCATAATCGGAGTAGGTAATAAGGTTGTTGAACCTGTTACGTTAGTACTAACTAACATCGTACCTGCTGCCTTCAATTCCATTTTGAACGGTGCTGACTTCTTAACGAAGGCGTTTAATCCTTCTTGGTTTTTCTCGAAAATCTCTTTTACTTGGTCGTAAATTGTACCGCTTTTAGTTTCAACTGCTTTTGCAGCTTTCATTGAATTAATCATGTCGCCTTGAATAGCTAAGATGTCTTCTAATGATTTGAATTTAGCTTCTGTTTCTAAGGCAGTATCTTCTTTGAGTTTGTTATAATCTGCCCTCAAAGCATCTAAAGCAGATTTTGTTTCTACATCAAGTGCAAAGCCCTTAGTAGCTTCTTTGAATTTGCTATCTATTTTGGAAATTACTTGATCTTCTGTTAACTGTTCCATTTTATTTATTTAAATTGTTAATAATATAATCCCAATCAATTGCTTTTAAACTCGGCTCATGTATTGTTTGAGTAGTTGTATTAACTGGCTCAACCTCCATAAGTGATATATGTTTGCTTATTAATTGTCTGATTTTAAATTGCTCCTCAAAAGGAATATGTTTTAATACTTGTTCCGTTTCGCGGCTTAATTGCTCCCATTCAGAGGCTACAAATTCAGATTTTAAGCCTAAGAATGGAGTATTTTCATTAGCACCAAGCGTAACAACACTACCCTCGAAAAGATTAACCTCTTTTAGTATCAATGCCTTTTCACTATCCGACCAAGTAGATTTATCCCTTACCTTTAAGAATCCGATTGAATGTTGATTTAACGTACCGCTTTTATATTGCTCAAGTACATCGTTAGCTAATGGTATATTATCTAATTCGCCCTCGAAGTATAAGCCTTTTTGGTCTTCGTTTAACGTTGTGAACCTGCCTATGGGCTTATCTAAATTATGCTGGTATAAATAAGCTATCTTTCTAGCTGTTGTACTATTCACACCTCTTTCTTGTATGGACTTTTGAAACGCACCCTTAGTGATTATTTCGTTGTCCATATCCTTAGTATCAAAGTGTGCAAGATAACCGCTTACTTTTCTGCCTGCTATCTCTATGCCTCCTCCGATTGCTTTATATGATATTGGCTTGTTCATATTAAATTCGTGTTATAGTTGTAGAAATTACATCGTCATAAATAGCTTTCAAACACTCCCCTGCAATATTCCATGCAATGCGCGTTTCGGCTCGAACCGTTACTAAGTTCTTAGTGAAGTCATCGTTTGTTCTACCGATTTGCACATCTATATCTTTGTAGATATAAATAGGGAACATCGAGGTATCAAGTGCCAATATATTACCTGCTGTTATTGCTGCTGGTAAAATAATAGGTTTGTTTAAGTCGAACCAAGCAGTATCAACGGAGGCATCTACATCGTTGAACACCTGCCCATAGTTAGGAGCGTTCAATAGCCAAAGGTTCATATCGTAGCCCTTTTGGTTCTTCATACCTTCGTAGATTGAAGGGAATAAATGCCTTACTTTCGTTGCTAATTGACCAACGGTTAATTGTAGGTTAGTAATGTTTGGCGTTGCTGCTACAATAGCTGCAATGAAATCCGCGCTAATCTTATTCTTTAATCTTTTTCTAAGTTTGCCGTTTATTTGCGACAAAACGAATGGTATATCATCAATCATTTCATCGCTCACTTTGATATAATCTGCATACTTAGTAAATGATTTTTGCGTTGCTGCAATATCGAAATCCACCTGCTCCTTTGCTGCCCCTTCCGATACACTTGAGAAAGTACCATCTGAATCATCCGCCGTTTCATTGATTACTACTAATGAATGAGAATCCACCATCACTTGAGGAAAATAATCCATTAAGAAACTGCTATTATCCTGCTTAATCGTTATTGGTTGCGTCGTTACCGGATCGATATGTGTAATGCTTGAACCAGTTACATTCGCTGAAACTATTGTTGCTGCTGCTTTAAAAGATAAATCTTTACCATCTTTTACCTTTAGTAATTGCTCTTTATTCGCCTGTAGTTGGCTTAATATTGTCTCCATTGTTGTAAATTTCTTTTAATTGATATTTATATAAATCCATATTAGGCTTAGTGTCTAAAAACAAGCCTTTACGCATTTCATTCCACGTTATAATGTTATTGTTGAACTCTTGTATTACCGCTTCACCTTGCGCCTTCCTTACCTCTGCCTTTAACTTCTCATCCTCTTGGAATATTGGAAGCCATGTGTAATCAAGGGCTATTTTTACTTTATTTTCCTCTGAACGGATAAGTATATTAAATTGCTCAATGATATTATCCGCTTCAGGTAGGATTGAATCTTGGTAGAAAGATTTCTTTGCCTCGTTTAGATTGCTAAATGTTGTACCCTTTTCGCTGCCTAGTAATTCATAAGGATAACCAAACGCATTCGAAATAGTTACCACATCCGCCGTCTCCATTTCCAATAACATCATATCTCTAATAGGCATAGTCATTGACTGATACTGTAAAGAAGCATTCGTGATAATTAACTGCCATTGGTCTTTATTAAACCCGTAACGTTTATAGTCGGCTTGCAATGCTATTTTATCAGCTTCATCCATTGGGATAACACTCACGTTATCTTTAGCGGTGTTACTTAATATACCTATCGCGCCCTTCTTTTCTGCTATCGTACCCCTTGCCTCGTAGTTCTTTATGATGTTGTTGATAGGGTACTTTAACGGCAATAACTTACTATCTGGGAAGGTTAAATTATCAATACACAATCCAACTCCTTTAAATAAAAACAAACTCGATTTTTCTAGCTTTGTTCTTGTGCCGTTATACTCAAAGGTTATTTCCTCTATTTGGTCTTCAAATGAATCGGCGTTATTATAATTCGCATTAAGTGTAATACAAACGTGTGAGGGGGGGATTATCCATAGTTTCGATATTCTACTAAAGTCTTTAAATCCCGCTGGCTGCTCTGGTAATACAAAGCACCAATTATAAGCCTCTATATAGCTGTATAATTGCAACATAAATTGCCTACCTGTCTGTAACGGATTAGGGTTCTTTAATAACTTAACCCATTCGCGTCCATATTCGCCTTTTAGGTAGTTATCGTTATTTGGATTAATTACCTCTATTTTGCCATTAATGAAAGCCATTGCTTTACGATTAATGATATAAGCCAATGGAGGGCAATTCTGTATATAATACGCTGTATTCTCTTGCGTTACCTTACTCCAAATTGTTTGATTGTTATGCTCGAAATATTGAGCCGTTGTAGGTATTGCACCCCTTATGGTGTAAGACTTTTTATCAGTCGCGGAATCACCCCAAATTTTAGAGGTGATTCCACTAATAAAAGTACTTAAATTACCCAACCATTACTCTTTTGACCTTTGCACTCCTGTTGATATTACATCAATAGTTTAGTATGCTAGGCGGTTATATATCCAAAAATCGGTACAAATATAGTTTATTTTCTAAATAAACAAATAATTTAAAAAATAATTTATTATATTACCATTTACCTAACCTTTGATATTCTTGCAATCTATCGCTATCTGTGTTGTATAAAATGCCTGTTGGCTTATTAGCATCAAGTAAAGTTTTGCATCTTATGAGGTCTTTATATTCCTCAATGCTGATTGTTATTTCTTTATTCATTTGTCAGTATGTTTAGTGTCAAGTGTCATTAAGTATATTCTATTAATGATGGTGAAATAACAAAATTATTCAATGGGCAAAAGAAAGATTTACATATTTCTAAACCTCTATACATTTCACCATTAATCAATTCGGGCATATCTCTAGGGTTCAATATAATATATTTAGCTTCATATCCTTTTGGTAGTTCATCAATAGCTTTATTAAGTATTTGCATTGAATAGCTTATATATTCGCTTTCTGTTTTTAGTCGTTGGTATGTTGTCATTTCTTAATCAAGTTTATACACCATGCGAATGGTATTAATAATTCTATTTCGTTTGCCTTTTTCATACCGTTTAGCCTCAATACGATATACAATACCATATCTAAAATTAGTAGTATCGGAATAGCTATCATTAGTGGTGTCATTTCCTAAAATGTGTTTTTGGTTTGCGGTTGAGATTGCGTCTAGTTCTAAAGTACCTCTTATTGCCTTTTACTACATTACTCCAGTCTTTGTGGTTCATGTACGCAGTACAAGGGTAGCTGGTTTGAGTTTCAATAGTTCTTATCATTTGTTCTATTACATCGGAATTAGACGGTTCAAACGTTTGCCCTTCATCTGCCCTTATCAATTTAATAGGGTAATTATACTTATCTGCTATTTGTTTCAAGTCTTCATTTATCATAATTCAACCGCTTTAAATGTTTTTAATATAGTATATAAATCCCTTGTAAAATCATCACCATCATGCGCCATTTTGTAATCTAAAAGGTGATAACTAAATCTTCTTTTAACACGATTAGGAAGTCCAACATCGCTAGTATCTTCAAGTATTGTTTTTATAAATTCTGTATCTTCTAACATTACTCCTGATACCTTAACATAACTCTTTACTTTACCAAATTTACGAATATCATTAATCTGTCTGATTTCACGAAGTTTGCGTCTTTTGTTGTTTAGTTTCATCCAACAAATGTACACAATTAAACCAAAGTACAAAGTACATTAACAATTAAAACCAACGCCCATGTACTTGTATTAGGTAGCGCGAGGGGTCGATAAGATGGTTATGATCATCAATTGGTTTACCTGTACCTATGCCGTTTCTATCCCTAGCCTCGCAATACATAGCAAACTCTTTCAACAGATTATCGCTACCTTCGACAACATGTATATCGTAGCTTAGTAGCTTGCTCAAACCTTTATCTATACCTTTATCGGGGGAGGGGCGCATGTTAGCAAATCCTTTAGCCGCGTTTGGATATCGTTCTATTTCCTCCGCGCTCATTTGTGAACGTAAGCCGAAACGTAATTCTCTAATAGTATCAGGCTCTGCGCAATCGGCAACTATCAAAGATTTACTATCTAAACCTAATTCGTCGAGTTTAAACGCTAGATACTTTAGCTTCAAAGGTTGGTAATTCAATTCTTTCAAATACACCTTATTGCCTTTTGCTTTCATCGCTATTGTGCCAGCTGGCGAAGTTGTACCAAAGTCTTGCCCATATACTTCAACGTAATCGAGTGCGTTGTATTCTTCGTTAGTAATAGTTTTGTATCGTTTGAAGTATTGCCCCTTCATTCCAGTATTCGCATGACCTTCAATTTCGGTAAGGTAGTAGTGTAAATCGAAACTATCGCTTAACGGATTGCCATAGGCAGCGTATTCCTCAACGATTGGTTGTGGTAGGTGTTCATTATCTTTATAGCTTGTTTGAACCACATAAACGCCCTTAGTAGATTTAGGTACGATTTTATAATACCCCTCTAATTCCTCACTTGTGAACTGTGGGTAATCCTCAACGGTTAAAGGTATCGTGTTGAAATGCCTACGAATAATCCAGTGGTTTATGTCTGGTGTGTTTAAGATCAATACAATAAACGCGCCTTTCTCTCTTATAGACGATTTCCAATGATTAAATTTAAACTCATCCCTAATATCTGCCATCTCCTCAACTATACCAATATCAACGTTATTAACACCTTTCATGTTAGCCGTCTTGGCATTACTTGAGGCTCTAAAACCTTGTGTAAATACAACCTCCACGCCTTCACTATTCTTTATCGTGTTTTCAGTTTTAGTAAACGCGCTATCAAACGCACCGCCTAAAGAATCGTATTTCTCTAATACTTCGTTTAGTATAGATTGCTTAATCCTTGTCGCTTCATCCCTTAATATTTGAACCCGTTTACCTCTTACAAGTACATGGTAGTTCGTAGCTAGTGAAGCGTTATATGTTTTCATACCACCACGCCCACCGATTAATATTAATACCCTTAAATCTTCAGGGGGTTGGAATAGTGGTTTGAATTTAGGATGGTGTTTAACTACTACTTCCATTTATTGGAAAGTTACTACTTTTATCTCTAATGGTGTACCCGTTCCCTCTATCGCTGTTCTATTTAACTTAGGTTTAAAGTACTCTAATACTTGTAAGTACCGATCCATAAAATCATCATCACTACAAGTATTTAGAATAGTATTGAATCTTTCTGTATGTGTTGATACTATTGATTCACCCAATGCCTCCCATTGCTTAGTTTTAGCGTTGAAAGAACCCTTTTGTTTTCCCCCTGTTTTAGATTGTCCTTTTACGAATGGCATATATAAATTTATTCTAATTTATTGTATCTTAGAACGACATATGTCAGTTATTACAAAGGCAAAGGTAAATAGTTATATTGATATAGCAAAAATTACTTACACCTAGTCCTAGTAACTACTGTATAAGCTCCGCTTCGTGTTGTATTTGTACCAGCTGCTTCGAAGTTTTTAGTTTGTTTATCCGTTCCGCAAAACTCTGTATTGCTAATGATTGATTGTCCATATCCGATACCGTTTTTAGTGTTATAACTAGTAATGAGGCATTGGTGGCATTTTTTACATGAGGTGAATAATGCGATAGCTAATAGTAATGTAATGTATTTCATAATTTGCAAATGTATGTTTTTTACGTGGGTTAATGTACTTCTGTTTTAACGACATTAGTATTTAATGAATTATTAGCATATTTATTCGCTTTTTCTTCAGTATCAAAGCATCCGACAAGCAAGTTTTTGTCTTTAATAAATACTAAGTATACAATTTTCCAAGATTCGTTTACGTTTAACTGCTCAATCATTTCATCTGCTAGTTCAATAGATGTATTGACTATTGAATGCTTGTTAATTGAATGCACAGCTTTATAGTTTTTACCAAATATGAACTGATTTAATCTAGATAATAGGTTCATATCTTTTTGGGTTGTCGATTCAATTAAAGCATGTGCGAATATGGATGCTAATTCTTCTCTTTGTTTTTCTTTGTTCATTTTTTATATTTTATTTCGTTAATAAGATTTAGCATATCCTCGAACCCTCTAACGATGCAATACCTAACGCCACCTTTTTCTGTCCATTGTTGGAACTTAACCTGGCTTTCTAGTTGTTTTTCTTTTGGTTGTTTCATTTCGATGAAGTAGACATTGCCTTTATAGGCTAGCATTAGGTCAGAAACGCCCTTATTTGGGCTTTTAATATACCCTATACCCTTACGATAGCTTCCTTCACTAGATATGCGCTTTATATCCACTTCTAGGAAGTATTCGCACATTGCTTTGTAAAGTACTACTAGCCCATTCGTATCAACTACTTGTTTGCTTATTGTTGGTGTTCTATTTACTTCAAATGGTCTACCGTATTTGTCAACATCGTATGTTACTACTGCTTTTTTAGTTACTTTAGATTTCATAACAGAGAACTTACGAGGGAAGTAAGTATTTCCCATTTTCTCCTTACGTCTTTCGTTGTATATTGTTGTGAATTGTTGGATTGTCATGTTTCTAATGCTAGGTTTAATATTTTTATCAATTCTATTAAATTCTCGTTTTGTTGGTGCATTGAGTTGAGAGTTGTGGGTAAGGTATATTCACCTGTACCCCGAATCGGGATATTTGTTTGCGTTCCAAGTGTGAGGTTCTTACCCTCTGTGGTAACGAGATACCCTTGTTTATTTTTAAGGATAATGCATTTGCTTTTTTGCATAGTTCGAGGATTGAAGGGCGGATTTTAGACATATTATAATTTATTTTATGTTACACGAAATGTTACACAATGTTACACGAAATGTTACACTTTTTCATTGATAATCAATACTAATGTGTAACATGTTACACTTTTTGCTTTTTTACGGTTTTTATTTTTATTCATCTTAATTTTTTTTACTTTTAGGCTTGTGTAACATGTTACACTGTTACATTGATAATCAATGGTTTTGTGTAACATCGTGTAACAAAATGTTACACTTTTTTATCGATTTCCGTCATCCATCTATAAATTTGCGTTCTTGAAACGCTCAAAAGTTCACCAGCTTCTTTTTTATTTAATTCTGGATTCTTTTGGTACATTTCAAAGAATTTATCCCTTACCGACTTGTTTTTATTGGCAATTAAGACCTCTTTTAGTTCGCCTATTTCAATCGTATTAACTTTTATTTTTTTAGCCATTGCGATAAAATACTTGCTTAGTTTTTCGGCTTTTAAAATTGACTCCTTAGAAATTAGTAACATTTCGTAAATAGGCTTCGATTTAATATAACAATCAAGTGTATGGATGAGTAAAGCAAATCTAGGGATATAACTTTTTTGCTTTGGTAGCATACTTTTCATGTATTCGTTCTCATCATCGCTGTTTTGAACGTTTGTAATGTCATTAAAAATACGCTTCCATTCTTTTTGCGCATCGGGGGAAAATTTAGCTATATATGGCTCAATATCCATTCCATCGTCATAAACTATACAATTTCTTTTAATTGACTCATAAAACGCTACTATTGCGTTATTATACCATTCTAATGTTTCATAATTCAATTCATTATCATTATAAGATTCTATTTCTAGGGATGGGAAGGTTAAAAGCATACGGTCAACAAACCCGTTATCTTTATTTTCATCGGTATAGAATGTATTTAATATACTTGGTTGTATGCCACCTAGAACAGGGATTAAAGGTTTGTCAACAAATGAACCAGCCCTTGTCATACGGTTAACCGTTACACTTTTACCGCTCCAGGTTGAAAGCCAAAATTCTAAGTCCGAACCCTCTCGATATTTGTTCATATCCTTGAACCATCCGTTTAATTCATCTTTAAAAACACCTACACTATTTTTGCTTTGCTCATGTAAATCTACTAAAGCCTCCAAAGTAATATCGTTGGCAATGAATTGCTTTTTTATTGGTTTGTGAACTTCTTCTACTTGTTGTTTTTCATCTGCCTTCATTTTCTCATACGCTAGGAATTTATTATAATCCTTTATGTATTCTTTGATTAATCGTGAATTAATTTTTTGTAATGGTGAAATGATATTACTAATTGAAGGCGTTTTACCAAGCCCAGCTTTACCAACAATTGCAACCCATACATTGCAAGGCTCAACCCAACCTCTTTTTACTTGAACGTGAATTGAATTACCAACAATAACGGATAGCAACCACATTAAGGAGCAACCCATGTAATCGATAGAACTATCTAAGGTTTGGTTACATTCAATTAAATAAGTTTGTATAGGTGCAGGGAAAATATCAATAGGAAAGATTAAATCCTCCGTTTTTATAACCGTTTTTATTAACGCTTCCGGTAGTGGTTTTGTCATACGACTACCAAAACCTTTTAGATATAAATCCTTAGCTGAATCTTTAAAATTACCGTTATGATTCTTGATTGTATAGGCATAAAACGGACTGATTAGCTTTTCATTTGGGTATATTGTCCCCGTTGAAAATAAATACATACATCCGCTATCCGTATACACATAACCACTTTGTGAGGATGTTGCGCCATTACGAAGTACAATATAGTGTTTAGCTAGTTTTCGAACGATTTTAAATTCATCGCCAATAACATCAAATATAGAAGTTCTTTGGTTGTAATCATCCCATACACTTACGCCTTCATTGCCGTATTCCTTAACTGTTTTTTTATCTTCAGTAATAACCTCATGGGGTGCAATATAATTGTAAGTAGCGCAGATATTCCAAAGTATTTCGCGGTCTCTTTCGGTAATTTCTTTAATTTCTAAATAAGAAAGTTTACTAATTTGATTTTCATAAACGACTACATATCCACCTACTCCTCTGCTTTCTATTACGCATTGTTTATGTCCTTCTAACTTAGCTATTTTTGAATTGCCTTGTATTTTATTGCAACGATATAGAATGTGATACCCTTGATTTTTCGTTTTATAGATAACAAACTTTTTATCGAAGTCATCTATATTGTCTTTTATGTAAGAATGTAATTCGTTCCAAAAATCTTCCTGATCTGGTAAAGTTGGAAATACTTTTAAATCTATATCTATAACTTCAAGATTATTAAATCCTGTTATTATTCCTACTATTTCAGATTTTGTAGTTGTAGTTTCACTTATGTAAGCCTTTCTAAATTCATCTTTACTGATAGCATTAGTTTGGTATTGTTTCCAAGTTAATTGATTAGGCTTCTTATCTGCTTGAGCTGTAATAAGGCTAAAGCCTTCGTCTAAAAGTCTGTAACATCTTTCTAATGTAATCATTTATGCACGTTTTTTTTGCACGAATTATAAAAATAATAGGGAAGTATCGTGCGCACTTTTACGACTCTGCCAAGTCAACCTATCTAATACAAATATACACCTAACCTACGAAATAACAAATTAAAACGGTAAATCGTTTATAGTATCTACTGGAGTTGTTGTCTGTTGTGGTTGTGCCATTTGTCCTACCTTTTCGATTGTCCATAATTCTAGAGTGTTAAAGCATTTCTCCTCACCCTGTGGGCTTATCCATAACCTACCCTTTACGTTTACTTTTGCCGTTACGGTATCTCCACCGTTTACATTATCCAGTAGTTTAGTTTTATCATTACCTGCCTGTATTTGCAAGTATTGAGGATATTCTGAATCGGTTAAAATAATAAAGTCTATTTTACTAAACTTCTCACTTTTTACTTCAATAGGATTCTTTTTATACAGCTTCCCTGTTACTGTGTAGCTTTCGTTTGCCATGTTGTTTTTATTTATTAATGATGTATGTATTTAGTTATTCGCATGGTTGTAGCTTGGCATGTATTATTTGCCATTAGTACTTTTTTAGGTTTTAATATCGAATATATCTCGGGGGCATATTTGTATATTGCATCCATGTATTGTATGTATAAGTTATCCTTTGTATATCTATATCCTTCTATCCTTTTAATTCCATTTAATACGGTTGTGTGTCCTCTACCGCCTATTGATTTACCTATTTGCGTAAGTGTATGCATTTCATTTTTATAGGCTATATAAAAGCATATATGCCTAGCTAGTACAAGGTCGCTTACTCTACTTTTAGAGCAAATTTCCGTTACCTCATATCCTAAAGCGTTCGCCACGCCTTCGACTATTATTTTTATTTCGTTTCTCATAATTATTTAAGATTTTAAAAAAAGAGGGGGGTAGATACCTCCCCTCCACGCTGTGCTACCTACCACAGTCCACAGCGGTATATTCACATTAAAACACAAAAAACATTATTGCTGTACATATCAATGTTAAAATTACCGTATCTGCTAGAGCTGTCCAAATTGATTCTTGTTTTTTCATCGTATTAGTTTTTAATATAGGCGTAATTACCTTGTTCAATAATATCGTAAGTATTCGCTGGTAAATATCATGCACAACTCTCTGCTAGTCGCTATGCCATAGCGACTATAAGGGAGTTACCAGCAATGCCACCGACACCGCTAAAATAACCGAAGTTGACTTTTGAAGTCATTAAAACGCTTTTCTTGTTTCTCATAATATTCCGCATCAATTTCAAACCCTACAAAGTTGAACCCGCCTTTATACGCTGCAATCCTACTGCTTCCACTTCCTAAATGAGTATCTAAAATCAAATCGTTTGGTTGGGCGTAATTATGTAGTAGCCATTCATATAAGCAAATCGGCTTCTGTGTTGGGTGTATAGTTCCACCTTCACGAACTAAAACAAGCGGATTTTTAGTGTATTCTCTTAATGCTCTTTGAAAAGAACTATACGCCAATTCCGCATCTGAACTACTAAACTTCCCTCTGTCTTTTCTCCAAACTATCCACCCCATTGATGGCTTTAAATATTCTGTCATATAGTTTGCACCCCAAATAATTTGATTTTTAGATACTCTGTATAGTTCATCAAAATATTCCTTATCTGGTATTTTGCTATCCCATCCTTTAAAATCGTGTGCTTTCCTTCCTCCGTGACTTCCGCTTGTTTGCTTTGCTCCATCATAACCAATCCCATAAGGCGGGTCAACTATTGCCAAATCAAAATGGTTATCGTTAAAGCGTTTTAATGCCTTTACACAATCTTCCAAATAAACCTCCGATGAAGGCACTGCTGGTAACACGGGTTTGGCAAAATTGCCGTTTTGTTCTTCTATCAACATTCGTTATAAATTTTAAACATTTGTACTTCTATTTAGCTTTTCGGTTCGGCAACTTCGCCAAGCCCGAAACCGTTAGCAGCCATACCAGTTGACACTATCACGCTTTTTAGACTTGTTCTTTGCTTTTCTACGCTGCTTCATAGAAAGTGAACATTTACGTCTATCATCAAACTTATGGCATCCGCTAACCTTGTTGTGCTTGTTGTAAAATTCACAGCTACTCTTTCCGCAACGCATTGAGACATTGGGGTCAAGTACGGCTGCTAACATGGTATTGCTTCCATGTGGGCTAACGTGCTTAATTTCATCTTTGTGCATATATTTAACTTTTAGTTGTTATTTGGGCTGACGTGCAAGAAATCCCACACGGCAGCAATACCTGTTCGTTGTACGCTACCTTAGTTCAAGTTCAGGCTTCATACTAATTTCAGTTAGTCGTTTTACGGACAAATCAAAATATTCTTTGTTTAGTTCGCTTCCTATAAAATTTCTACGTTCTTTTATACAAGCAGCAGCAGTTGTGCCACTACCTGAATATCCATCAAACACCAAATCATTTTCATTTGAGTATGTATTAAGTAGGTAACGTATTAATTCTAATGGTTTTTGTGTTGGGTGTATTGAACGCCCTGTATCGTGTCTATTGTTGCCATTTGAATAAGTTATTATTGATGTAGGAAACCTATCACCGTCATTAAAACTATCACTTGGAATATAATTATTATAACCCTCGTATTTTTCAGATGCTTTTCTTATTTTCTTATACTTTTTACCAATAGTTTTTTGTGGGTTATAGGTTGGTTGTTGTCTATAAAATACTAAAATGTTTTCGTGGCATTTCAAAGGCTTTTTTTGTGCATCTAAAAAACCATTTGGCATAGTTTTTTCCCAAATCATTTCATACTTAAAAAAACCTAATCTTGAACTAATCAAATGCGTTGTAAAAGGCTGTGAACCAAAAAAAACAAACGCCCCATTAGGTTTTAGTATTCTTTCCCATTCTTGCCACATAATTGCGAAGTTTGGTGCATTATCCCAATCGCATTGAGTTGTTCCATAAGGTGGGTCTGTAAGCATTAAATCAATACTGCCAGTTTCAATACGCTTTAATGTTTCTAAGCAATCCTCGTTCCATAGCTGGACAAAAGGCAGCGTACAACAAGGGGTTTTGTGCAAGTGTGGCTTGACGTTGTTAGCTTCAACTTCGGTACTACTATTTAACTTTTGTTCCATCTTGACGTTATCTATTTAGCTTTTGAATATTCCTTTTACATTTGTTCTTTTTTGGGCTTTTGTGCCAAGCTGACGTAATTCTATTCCCACACCTGCACAAAGCCTTTTTCGTTGTGCGATATGGCAGAGCGACACCCTACCATATCACAACAACCATTTTTTTAAGCCTTGTTTTGACCTTCAACTTGACGAGCCAAGCGATCTTTTGTTCTTGCATCCTGCCAATGGATAGCTTCTTCAATTTTAGTAATTGTTAAAGCATTTTCACGACAAGGGAAAGCGTCATTAAGGCTTTGGAATAAGCATTTGGTATATTCAAGCA